TGTATGTATCGTACTTCCTCACAATGGACTTGATTTTAAGTGGTTGCTTGATGATGATATCACAAGGCTTGCTAATTATTCCAAGACCAAGACTCAAAAAGATGGTAATGCTCTTTATACTGCCAATGATGGTCAAATTGATCCCGGTTTCCTTGAAGCAAAATGTATCAAACATGCTATGCGTGCCTACACAAAACTAAAAGTGTCCGAAAATGTAGCCTTCGAAGGAGATGATGCTGAAGATGATCAACAGCCTAAAGCATTTACCGAAGAAGCCCAAAAAATAGCAGCAGTTCAAATTACTAAACCAGAAGACGAGGAGGAATCATTCTAATGGAAACAACTACACAAACATTACCCGCAGAAACTACATCAGTAGTAAAAATTGAAGAGTTCAAATCTCTTATTTCTCAAGCTCCTACTGCTTTGGCAGAGAATAAAACATCTTATGATAAAGCCATTGCAAAAGGTAATGAGCTTATTGAATTGGCAAAACAAGGCATGAATGATGTCATAGATGCTGAAATAGCTAGCTACATCAATAAGGTGAAGAACACAAAAAAGGCTATGAATGAAAAGCGTTCACCATTTACTCAAATGATGACTTTACTAGCCAAAGAGTTTACTTCGCTGGAAAGTGGAATTGATACGCCTATTGATACTCTCCAGACATTCAGAAATGAACATGCCACAAAAAAGATTAAAGAGCGTCAGGAATCAGAACGTCAGGCACAATTAAAACTAGCCAAAGAGCAGGAAGCAATTGAAATAGAACGTCTTTATCGCATTGGATATGCAACGGCAAGCGCTGAATATATTCTGAACTTCAAAACTTCAAAAAACGAATGGTTCAATGCGTTGACACTTCTTACCGTTGATAACGCATCAACTGAAATCGCCCAATTCGATAATAAATTAAGTGACGCTCAATTCGTTTTTCCGGTACAAATCCAACTTAATATTCAACATCATTCAATTGAAGAAAAAGTAATGATAACCGGTTCACTTGCTCAGCAACTTTGCTATACGGCTATGAGTGATTTTAAAAGCTCAATTGCTGAATTCAAACGTGAATTACTTGATATGCTTCCTTCAAAGAAAAATCAGTTAGAAGAAGTCGAACGTCAACGTTTAAAAGAAATTGAAGATAAAGAAGCAGAAGCAGAACGCCAACGCCTTGCAGCCTTAGAAGTTGAAAGAGCAAAACAAAAGGCTGAATTAGAACAAAAAGAGGGAACGGAAAAACTAAAGTTTGCTTTTGAGCAACTTGTTTATGCACGTACCGGATATATAATTCCAACTCCTGATGAAAATGGAATTACTTTATTTTCAAAACCTACAAAACCAATTGCAGAACTTGAAAATGAATTCCTTTCTCTTAAAGAAGAATACAAAGAAATTCCTGCTTTAGTTGGGTTTGCTAAGTCGATTGAAGATAATGAACAGCAACGCATCGATGCTATTAATGCTGAAATTGAGCGTAATCGTAAAGCTAATGAAGCTATTGAAATTGAAAATCAACGTAAGGCTGATGAAGCTGCTAATCTTTTAAAAGAATCAGAACAAGCTCAATTGAATGCTACAGCAACTGCCACGGTGAATGCAACCGGACAATCAGTGAGTGCAATGGTTGATACTCAGGCAGACTTATTCACAGAAGCTCCAAAAGTCAAAGAGGGGTACAACATCAAGGTTCTAAATCCTGCCGGTTATCTTCAACTCATTTCTTTTTGGTTCGAAAATGAGGGCAAAAACCTTACCAACGACAAAATAGAATCCATGTCGGTCACTCGTATTAAGGCATTCTGCGAAAAGTATGCAGTCAAAAACGATGTGACAATTGAAAGCAAATTACTTGTTTACGAACCTGTTTATAAAGCAAAGTAATCATGGAAAAGCATTCATTCATAGCTGAATTAAAAGCCGACGTAGAGTTTAGCGATAGCGATTTTGAGTTTCTTTTCAAATCTTCAAGAACTCATTACGATAGTACTGTTCAGTCAATTTCTGCTGTTGGTGGGTTTTTATATGGTTTGAAAAACCGTCGAGAGTGGTCCAATGGTGAAAATAAAACTACGGAGTTGAGATTTGGGGATTTACAACTATTATTAAAATCAATTGAATTTGTAAATACTACTCAAGCTCTTGGTTTATATGCTCGCCTTACTGCCATATTTATGGATATGCAAGCTAAGAATATTGAAATCAATGAAGATTTAAAAGTATTCTAATGGATCCTTATTTTGGACGTGCAGAAGTATCAAATTCGGATTTGGGTTGGTTGCTTGACCAACTCAATCCGAAATCAAACCCAATCGATCCCACACAAGCCTTTGCCGATGGAAATCTACTCGATGCCATGATTACCGAATCTCACAAGGTCGATTATTTCAAACGCACCCGGGAAGATGTAATTTACAAAAAGGCCACTTTCGACAATACCATTAAAATGAAACAAGCCTTTTGGCGCGACCCTTTCTGCCAACAACTAATGGAAGGTGCCAACGCTCAAAAGATAAGCATACAGCACAATGCAAAGCTTAGTTTCGATGGTGTTGACTTTGAACTTGACAGACGGTGTAAGTGGGATATTTGGAGAGATGATTGGAAATGGGGTGGAGATATTAAAAGTACGGCAGCCGAGACACAAATACAATTTGAAGCCGCTTGTAAATTTTTTCAGTACGACCGCTCACGTGCCTGGTATATGGATATTGAAGGAGCTGACCGCGATGTGATAATTGGTATTTCTAAAAAGAATCACAAAGTATTCAAAATCTTCATTAATCGTGAATCAGACTTCTACTTAGAAGGGAAACAAAAGTATTTAGCATTAGCCTATAAATGGCATTTATTATTTGGAAACGGAAGACCATGAAAGAAATTATATTTAGAGCAGAAACTGATTTAGAAGTCCTCACATTGATTAAACATTATATTAATCAATGTGAGCCGGAATTTAGAACTTTGAGATTTTACAGAGATGTTCTTAATGAGGCAAATCCAATTGGTACTAAATGGATATTAACTAAGAAATATAGAAATTTGACTATTGGAAAAGAATATGAAGTAATTGGGCACTCACCTAGTAATGACTTTTATGTAAAAAATGACAATGGAAATCGTATAACTGTAGGAATATATTGGTTTAAAGGAGTCATTATTCCAAGTAAGGAAGGAACATACGATAAAATTTGTAGTGAATGTAAATCTCCAATTAGTTATAAAGATTGAAGACCATGAGAATAGTAGTTGAAAAACAAGATAAGTACCTAATTCAGTTCGATTACGACCGTAAAATATCGGCAGCAGTAGCAAAGCTGCCGGATGTTACTTACGATTCAAAATTGAAGCGCTGGGAGCTTCCACGCAGGTGGGAATTCGAGGTTCAGATGTTCGCACAAAAGTATTGCTTTGATATGACCGGAAATGTTTCAAAACGACGTGTGTTTGATGTTCCGGCAGAGATGCCAAAATTGAAACAGAATATTGACCTAAAGCTAAATCCTTACGATTATCAGAACGAAGGTATTGCTTACGGAATCGAACACGGCAGCTGTATTAATGGCGATGCTCCAGGACTTGGAAAAACAGGTCAAAGTATTGCCACTGTTATCGCAAAAAATGAATTTCCCTGCCTTATCATTTGTCCGGCAAGTTTGAAACTGAACTGGGAAATGGAATGGAAACTATGGTCTGACCATAAGCCGGTTATTCTTAGTGATTCAATCAAGCATACTTGGGAAACATTTTACAACATGGGTGTGTACGATGTATTCATTGTGAACTACGAATCACTTCAGAAATATTTTGTATTAAATATCAATGTTCCACGAGGTGAGCAGATGTTACTCAAACACATCAATTTCCTGCCAAATATCAACGTATTCAAATCGGTTATCATTGACGAAAGCCACCGTGTAAAGGAAAAAACCACACGTCAAAGCAAATTGTCGTATGGCATTGCGCAGGGAAAGTTTACGCAATTACTCAGCGGTACTCCAATCGTAAATAAGCCAGTTGATTTGATGTTCCAACTGATGATTATAGATAAGCTGAAAGAGTTTGGTGGATCCGTTGCATTTCGTGAAATGTGTGCCGACGAAGAGCGCTGGCCGGAAATAAACGCAATTCTTCGTAACAAGTGCTATTTCCGTAGGGAAAAGAAAGATGTACTCAAAGAACTACCTGATAAGTTCAGGCAAAAGGTTTTTTGCAGTATTTCAAATCAGCCTGAATACGATGCAGCAATGGCCGATCTTGAAACCTATTTGCGTGAATACCGCAAAGCCACAGAGCCACAAATCGCCAAAAGTATGAAAGGCAAAATCATGGTTCAGATTGGAGTATTGAAAAACATTTCGGCTCGTGGAAAACTAGCCGATGTGAAAGAGTATATCGACGATGTGCTTGAATCCGGAGAGAAAATAGTCGTCTTTATCTATCTTAATGAAGTGGCCGATGTACTCCGAAGCTATTACCCAACTGCACTGTTTTTCACCGGTGCCGAAAGCTCACAAAAGCGAAACGACAATATCCATAAATTCCAACGATGTGCGGTTTGCGATACCAGATACGAAAGGCATAACGATGCCGATCATGAATTTGTACCGACAGACCATAATCTGATATTTGTAAACTACAAAGCGGGTGGTGTTGGAATTACGCTCACAGCTGCTTCCAGAGTCGCGTTTGTTGAACTTCCTTGGCATAGTGCCGATACAGACCAATGCGAAGACCGTTGCCACCGCATTAGCCAAAAAAACGCTGTTCAAATATCTTATTTCCTTGGCAAGAATACCATTGACGAAGATATTTATAAAGTAATCAATGAAAAGCGGGAAATGGCAATACAATGTACAGGAGCAGTTGATAATACCGAAGAATCTACATTTGAATCAATCATTAATCTTTTAAAGTAGAAATTTATGTCAGAACTATTCCCAACGGAAGTTCCCGAACTTCCACAAAAAAAGAAACAAGGTGGATATCATGCTAAAGATGGAAAATTCACTAACAAAGAAACAGCCGTTTTTGCAGAAAAAGACAGAGAAATAAAGCGACTTACAACCGTTTCTGAATTTTATAAACGCCAATGCAAAAGACTTGTCAGAGAGCTAAATGAAGAAATTGAAAAACGTAAACAATTAGAATCAAAAACCAATGTCCAAACCAACATACAACAAGAAAAGCTTTCTATTGCCGGATAGTCCACGAAGTATGGCAAGTTATCACGCTAAAGTGATGGAAGATGGTATTATGAAACTTACCATTCACGACTGCAAAGGAAGTATTCAATTACACAATAATTTGAATAACCCGGGTGAAGTTTATGAAGCATACCATAAACTCGAAGCACTTCTAAAAGGAATATCTGAATTACAAGATTTTATTTACCAAAACTTCACAAATGATATTAATACCCGCAATTTTAGTCAGTTACAAGAGCTTGAAAGATAGAACACTTATTCTTGCTTTTGAAACAAATGAGCCAACCCCTGAGCAAATAACAAATATTGCTTCATCCATTCAGTGTGCCGGTTTTCTAGCTTTTAATAAAGATGTATTTAAAACTGAACAACTTCGAATAATCGACGAAACAAAGGCCGATTATGAGGATAAAACAAAAACTCCATCAAAGCGGCTCAGGGATGTATTATTTGTGGCATGGAAGCAGAACAGTGAAGGGTATGAGAAGTATGAAGATTACTATAGATATAAGATGGATATGTTCATCAATCACGTAAAATCAAAGCTAATTTAAAAAGAAATTTATATGAAAAATGGAATTAAAATTATTGGTGGCGACATGCCAATTTTCGGGATAAACAAAGAAATAAATCCAAAAAACGATTCGAAATTTAGTCCAAATCTATACAAGTTTCTGACTTATGGTAAAAAGCATTTTACAAACGTTTTTCAAGACCCTAAAACTGGGTATTATCACATCGGACTTAGAAGTGATAATAATATCTTTTGTGGTAATTTATTAATGAATGTTTTTTGTGTTGGAACTAAAAGCAAATCATGGTCTTATCCACGAAATGAAGTATCAACGTGGGTTGACGTTACAAAATGGTTTTGGGAAACTTATCTAAAAGTCGGAAAACAAATATACGATTTACCTGAATGGAGAACAAACGATATTAAAACGATAAGTTCAATTTGATTTATATGAAAGTATTTAAATTTTACTCAGGAGATTATTATTGGGCTGTATCCGGTGAAACAGAAGAGCAAGCCAAAGAGCATTTATTTGAATCTATTCACGAAATGCAAATAGATAAAGTCGAGGAGATACCAGAGTCGCAATGGGACGAAAAAACCATAAGTGTTTGGGAAGATAACGACCATGACAACGAACCTTATCAAATGTCTATTCGTGAATGTCTTGAAGATACTCCTATTTTAATCTATTCAAACGATTTTGATTTTTAGTATAAACACCAATTTAATAAATAAAAATTTTATGCAAGTAACAAAAAACGAAATTTCGAAAGTCACGCTCAAAAACGACCGTGCACAGGTTCAGTTCAAAGAAACTGCCGGAGATGAAATCAACTCAGTAACAAAAGACTGTGGAGCAGTAGTTCACAAAG